CGTTTGTTATGACAAGCAACGATGTAATCTCTCGATGCATCCTCGCCGGAGGAATTTATATTTTCGCCTTTGTAATGTTTGTCATGGTTTTGAATTCATGCGCAACGCGCAAAGAACCAGACCTTAATCAATGCCCTTTCTGTGGTGAACGAATTCGATGAGACCATCATGGGTGCCATTAGATTTCGCGGGGAAATGTAAAATCTTCCCGAAAGAAAACGTTGCTCTTTTGCCGTATCAAAAGGCGTGGGTTGAAGATCACTCGCGTCTAAAAATTTGCGAGAAGTCGCGGCAAATCGGATGGTCGTGGGCTGAAGCATTTCGCATATGCCGAAAGCAAAGTCTAAAAAATGCTCCGCTCGATCATTGGGTGAGTAGCCGTGATGAAATACAGGCGAAATTATTCCTTGAAGATTGCAAGGCGTTTTCGTCCGTCTTGCAAATCGGCGCAAGCGACCTCGGGCAACAAGTGGTCGATCATAACGGCTACACGGCTTATGTGCTGTCGTTCGCGAATGGCAGACGCATCCACAGCATGAGCAGCAACGCAGACGCACAAGCTGGTAAGCGAGGCGGTCGCACGCTCGACGAATTCGCGTTGCACAAAGACCCGCGCAAACTTTATACGATCGCCTACCCCGGCATTACATGGGGAGGCGATTTATCTATATTCAGCACGCATCGCGGCACGAACAATTATTTCAATCAGCTGATCAATGAAATAAAGCACAAGGGAAATCCAAAAGGCTTTTCGTTGCATAGCATCACGTTGCAATCTGCGCTCGATCACGGCTTCCTTTATAAATTGCAAGGCAAGTTGCCGGATTATGATCCTCGATTGCAAATGGATGAGGCCGAGTATTTTGATTTCATCCGCATGGGTGCGGCAGACGGCGAATCGTTTGCAGAGGAATACATGTGCCAGCCGAGCGATGACGCAACGTCCTTCCTGTCATACGAATTGATTGACGGCGCAAAATATTCAGAGGCAGAAATGTGGGAAACGGATTTAGAGGACGCGCTCAATCCTCTTTATGTCGGCGTGGATATCGGTCGCTCGCACGATTTGACTGTGATTTGGGTTATTGAAATGGTGAGTGGCATCGCCATGACTCGTCGCGTTGTTGAAATGAAGAATGAAACATTCAACGCACAGGAGGCAGAATTATATCCGCTGCTTGAATTGCCGCAGGTCCGAAGGTGTTGCATTGACGCAACGGGCATTGGCGCGCAGTTTGCCGAACGCGCAAAGCTCCGAGACAACGGATGGAAAGTCGAACCTATAACTTTTACAAACCAGATGAAACAAGACCTGGCCTACCCTGTAAAAATGGCGCTGGAGCGCAAGGCGATACGGATTCCAAACCGCAAAGAGATCGCAGCCGACCTCCGCAGCGTTCGACGAACCAACACCTCAAGCGGGTCAATTAGGTTTGAAGGCGAACGAACGTCAGAGGGTCACGCCGATCGTTTTTGGGCCTTGTCTCTCGCCCTCTACGCAAGTAAGTCGGAGAAGGTGTTCTCCGCTACTCTAATCTAACTTATGACCAAGATTCTTTCCGGCCTCCGCTCTTTTTTCGGCAAGAGCGTTACATTTGAGCAAGCCGTTCAATTATGGACGCGCGGAGTCGATAGCGCATCGTCTCAAAGCATAACCGAAGCATATCGGCAAAGCACTTGGGTTCATTCAGCGATTAAAGCCGTGACTGCGCCGATCAAAGGCGTGTCCGTTCGATTTTACGCAAATGATTTAGACCTCGACGAAAACAATGCCGTAGTCGCGTGGTGGCAGAATCCCGCCGTCAATATGACATTGAGTGAATTTGTCGAAAGCACAGGCGGTTGGCAGAAATTAGCTGGCGAAAGTTTTTGGCTTCTTGACGATACATGGTTTGAATCTCGCGCCGACAAAAACAAATTGATCATGGCGAGGCCGTTAGACATGCGGCACATAATTCAAGGCGGTCAATTAGCCGGATGGGTCTACACGGACGCAGCCGGAACGCAGCATAATTTGTTGCCGGAAGAAGTGATTCACATGAAACAATGGAATCCTTACAATCCGTGGCGCGGTTTGGGTGAATTAGACGCAGCGCGCATTGCCGTTGAGACTGATTACGCTGCTGGCAAATACGCTCGCGACACGTTTAGAAACGCCGGAGACGCTGGAGCTTATGTCACAAGCAAAAGCGGCATGCCAAGCGAGGCGCAACAAACGCAAATCGTCGCAGCATTGCGCGAGAAACGCGCTGCTCGTTTGCGCGGAGACTATCGCCCCGTGTTCCTCGCCGGAGACATCGCCGTTACCGATCCACAAGTGCAAGCGCCAGATGCCGCATTTGTTAGCAATCGTCAATTGTCGCGGCACGAAATTTTCATTGCGTTCGGAGTGCCAGCAAGCATGTCTGATGTCATAGCAAGTTATTCAATCGGCAGCGCGAGCGATATGTTCCGATTGATCAGCAACACTTGCATCCCGTTGAGCGATAGCATTGCCGCGACTATAAATCGCGTCTTGCTTATGCAATACGGCAACAACCCATTGGTGCGTTGTTATTTTGATTGGGACGAGCATCCCACAATGCAAGCCGTTCGACGCGAACGCATCGATGCCGCAGTCAAATTGTGGAACATGGGCATGCCAATGGATAAGGTGAACGATTACCTCGACATGGAATTGCCGGAATTTTCGGGATGGAATCGGTCTTATTTGCCGATGAATTTAATGAGCAACGAGCCTCAAGAGATTGAGGATGATCAACCCGAGATAAACGAAACTCCCGAGATTGCAGACGTTGTTGAAGATATGTCGGCTGCTTTTGCTCAACGGAAATTAGAGTCCAAAGCAACGCCGAACCTCCGGCCAACAGCGGAGATGGCGTCAGAGGCTGCGTTGGGTTTGAAATGGCGCGAAGAATATGGACGAGGCGGCACGCCTGTCGGCGTTGCGCGTGCAAGAGACATAAAGAATCGTTCCGAATTATCTCCCGACACAATTGGCCGCATGGTTAGTTTCTTTGCCCGTCACGGATCGAATCGTTCCGAGCATTATGACGGCAAGGAAAACGATGGAGGGCCGACTGCTTGGCGCATTGCGTGGCAATTGTGGGGTGGTGACGCTGGCCGCGATTGGAGCGAAAACAAATGGGCGCAAATTAATGACGATGAGGAAAAAGATGCGCCGGAAACAACGCGAGCGATCAATGACAATATTGAACAACGCGCAATGCTTTGGAATCAATTGACTCGCACACGTTCGGCAGCAGAGAAAGCCTACCAAAACAAATTTACGCGAGTTCTCATCGATGCTCGGCGCGAACAGATCGCGAAAATCGAAGCGCACGGATCGATGTTTGGCAGCGGTCAAAAAGCGTTGAGCGAGGCATTGGTGTTTTCGTTGAACCCATTCAAAAACAAACTCAAGGCCGCATATCGTCAAGTCACCACGGCTGTATTGCCGGAGGCCGTCGAGCAAGCGAACAACGAGCTCAAGCCAATTGCGCCGAAGCCGTCAGCTGGCGCGCCGAGTGCCGAAGTATCGCCTTGGAAAATGCCGCCAGAGAAAGCAATTCGATTTATTGAACAACGTGAAAATGTAATGGCTGGCATTGCTGATGACGTTCACAAGCAAATCATGGGCATCATCGAAGAGGCCATGCAGCAGCAATTAGGTGCAACGCAGACAGCCAATTTAATTCGTGCGAAATTCAATGAGATCAGTAATGGGCGAGCCAAAACGATTGCGCGAACAGAGACGGGCGCGGCTTATGGGTTCTCCCGCGAGGCGGCAATGCAAGCGGCTGGCATCCAATATAAAGAATGGTTGAGCACGCCCGACGATCGTTGCCGTGAAACTCATCGAGCAGCCGATGGACAAGTCGTGGGAATCGACGAAACGTTTCAAGTCGGAGGCGCGGCTCTTATGTTCCCTTGCGATCCGGCTGGACCGCCCGAAGAAATAATTAATTGCCGTTGCGTGCAAATCGCGGTAAGTCAGCCTTAATTATGGAAGCACCAGCAGAAAAGTTCAGCGTTTGTAAAACGTGTGGGCAAGTCGTGCTTGCAGCCGAAGCACCCGCAGAAATTAATCCCATCGCAGCTTTGCAAGAGGCAAAACAAATCCACGAAGCTATCGCAGATTCCGTTGATAAACCGAAAGCGAAGCGCGTGAAAAAATCGTGAAGCTACTGCGCACAATTCATCCCGAGGTTCGCACACTCGACGAAAAGCAAGGCATCGTCGAATACGTTGCCAGCGACGAGACGATCGATCATTACCGCGAAGTTATAAAAGCGGACGGGTGGAAATTTGATTTCTTTCAAAAGAACGCGCCTTTCCTCGATTCTCACAGCAACAATTCCATCACGGCATTGCTCGGCAAGGTGATTGATTTTCGCGTTGAAAATCGTCGCCTCGTCGAAACAGTCCAATGGGCTTTGGAGGCTGGCGAAGATAATCCGCTAATTAAATTCGGATGGAAAATGACAAACGGCGGCTTCCTCAAGGCCGTCAGCGTTGGTTTTTTCCCCGTTCGCGCAATTCATCGCAACGAAAACGGCGGTCGTGATTTGACTCGCATGGCAACCGACATGGGCATTGCCAAAGATCGCGCCGATCGCATTGAAAAGATTTTTGTCGAACAACAGCAGATTGAATTGTCTGCTTGTGTAATCGGAGCGAACCCGTCTGCATTGGCTAAAGCTTACAAAGCCGGATGCCTCAACGATGGAGACATCGACGGCTACGCGAATCTAATTTCCTCTGCTAAAACGCAGGCACAACCAGAACTCGGAGCACCACACGATGCCGCTGCACCGAATAACGTAGGGCGGCATCAGCCTGTTCAGCGGAGGGAAACTCACCAGCGTGGATTCCTCGCGGAGCTCACGCGCATCCTCAACGAAATCTAAAAATATGGACGAAATCACCAACAACGCTTTTGAAGAAAAAGTTCTTTCTGGCGTTAAAACCCTCGCGGAAAAATCAAAGTCGATCGAAGATCGCCTTGAGAAAGCCGCTACCACCGACGATTTGATTGCGCTCAAAGGCGAAGTCGAAACGTTGCAAAACGAAACCCGCGCCCTGCGCCGCAAGAGCCTTTCCGCTCCGGCGAACGCTCGCAAAGGCCAGATCAGCGAAGACGCCGCTCGTTATATCGGCGGTCTGACTCTGCTTTCCGGTCTGCGTGGCGGTCAATTGTCCGGCAGCCGTTCCGAAGGTCTTTGCAAAGACATCCTCGGAGGCGAAGCCGAATTCAAGGCCGCGCTTACGACCAGCGACATTCCGCTTCCTGTGCAATACAGCGGCGAAGTCGTTGAACTCGTCAATGCGTATGGCGCTGCTCGTCAATTCGGAACTGTGTTCCCGCTTGGCGCTGGCAGTGTGAAACTCCCGAAACTCACGACTGATCCGACTTTTGGTCTGATCGCGATGAGCGCGAACATCCCCGAGAAAAGCCCCGCTTTCACTTGGGTCACGTTCAACGCCGAAAAATTCGGCGGCATCGTGCGCGTTCCTTCCGAAATCGACGAAGACAGCATCGTGTCTGTCGGTCAATTCGTTGCTCGCTACGCTGCGCGCAACATGGCATTGGCCGAAGATCACAACTTCTTTGTCGGCACGGGAGCCGGAACTGGCATCAACGGCAGCGTCAAAGGCTTGGCCTTGTCGGTCATCGACGCTGGCGAAGTCGTTCAGCAGCCCTCGACCAAAACCAAGACCAGCGATGTTACGCTCGCCAATGTGCGCGCTATCCGTTCGCTCGTCGCGACTCCTGCCCTCCTCCGTGGCGCATATTATGCGCATCCGAGCATGGAGCAGGCCTTCAGCTCGTTCAACACGGCTGGCGATATGCCATACCAAGCGAACGCAGCCCAAGGCGCGACCCTCGACGGCTTCCCGATTCGTTGGGTTGACACGCTTCCCGCTTACAGCACGACCGCTCAAGCTGGCAAAGTCTACGTCTTGTTCGGAGACGTCAGCTACCAGTATCTCGGCGTGCGCGGCGGTATGCGCTTCGACACCTCTCGCGAGGCTGGTTTCACCACGGACGAAATCCTCATCCGTGCGCTGGAGCGGTTCACGATTGGCCTCATGGCAGACAATGCCGTGAGCGGCTTGCAGACTGCGGCCTCCTAATCGTCGCCTCACACTCTGGTTGGCGGGGGTTCTCCTCCTTCTCCCTCGCCAGCCAGCAGTGAGGCATCGAATTTGTGAACGCAGGCTTATCTAATCTCGCATATCTTAAAGATCGGCTTCTGCTGGCATCTGATGCTGCCGGAACCGATTTAGATGATGCCGTGCTTGCGTTAGGACGCGCTGTGGCGGGCTTTTTTGAAACGGAATGTGATCGCACTTTTGAACGTGCGGTCAATGCCGTCTACGAGGCTCCGGCAGATCGCAGTTTTGTAATTGTGCCGCGCTATCCTCTTGAATCGGTCACGACCGCGCAAATTCGCGACAATCTGACCGATGGCTGGAAAGCGGCTGATTTACTTAACATCCTGCCAATCTCCGGCATGGTCTATTTCAACGGAGACATGGGCGTTTATGGCAGCACGGCTCGCGTGACTTACACGGGAGGCTATTGGTGGGATACGACCGAAGACAACAGTGGCACGCAGCCAGCCGGAAGCACGATCGTTCCGCAAGGCCTCGTCTTGTTATGGGTTCAATTTTGCAAATATTTATGGGATCGCAGCAGCATCGAGAATAGCGCGAAAGCCGGATTTACGAACGAGCTTGAGAAATTCATTACCAAAGAGAGCGATTTGCCGGAGTTTGTAAAACGAGGCCTCGCGCCTTATCGCCGCATGGTGGCATGATCAAAATCGACATCACGACCAACGCGCAAGATGTCGCGTCTGGCATGCAAAAATTCCCGCAAGCGATGGCCGAAGGGATTGCTAATGCGATGAACAGGCAAAACCAATTGCTTGTCGGTTACATTCAGAGCTCAAAATTAAGCAGTCGAGGCACAAATAGCGTTGGCGTTGTTTCGGGGAGTTTAAGAGGCAGCGTTTATGCTACTGCCGCGAGCGCAAGCACTTCCGAAATTAGCAGCGAAGTCGGGACTCCGATTTTGTATGGCCTTTTCCAAGAGGAGGGAACGCGCAGTTATACAATTGTGCCGAAATCGGCTCGCGTGCTTTCGTGGGTTGGAGGCGATGGCGTGCGCAGATTTTCAAAAAAAGTGCGGCATCCCGGTTTGCCAGCGAGACAAATGTTCCGAACGGCCTTACAAGAAAAGCAGGATGAATATCAACAGGCTTTGATTGACGCAGCCGACGAAGCGTGGGAGAAAGTTTGGTCTGGAATATGAACGATCCCGTCTTTCAATTACAAGCAGACGTCTATGGTCGCATTGCGTCCGCGAATTATTTTCAAGACATTCCCGTGTTGCTCAACGAGAAGGGAATAATTCCTTCAGATGTTGAAAACGCAATCAAGGTTTTCATCACGAAACAAAACAAAAGCGGTGCTGCTGTCGTTGTCGATCGCCCATCTCGTTTAGTCAATACGCCGGAGCCGAGCGGTCCTCAATTCCAAGTCGAGGTTCCCGTTGTTGTCATCGAATTTCCCCTCACAAACAGGACGCCATCCGGCACGAATAAAAGCATTGAGGCAATCACCAGCGAAGTGATGCACCTCATCCACGGCTGGCGTCCGAATCCTTCGATTGGACAGATATGGTGCGGCGAAAATGCCGTCAGCCCGATTGTCGGCAACGATCGCATGATAGCCAGCCAAGTCTTGTTTCGTTCGCATATGCGATTTGCCTCGCCGTCTCGCGTTGCTTTGCCTGTCATAACGGGCAGCGGAACAAGTTTTTCAATCACTTGCAACACGCCAGACGCTTCGATTTATTACACAACGGATGGGTCTTATCCGTGGGCTGGAAACCCCAATGCAAGTCTGTTTGGCATCACTTATCTAATTACGCAAACTGGTCAAATCATCGTCACTCAAAATGGCGATCCGTTGATTATTGCGCAGCCCGTGCAAATTTCTGCTGGCACATATGTTCGTGCTGCGGCATATCACCAATCGAAACAAGGCAGCGATGTAGCTGCCACAACCCTCTCATAAAATTATGGATCTCGCAAAACTCGTAGGCGGCAGCGGCATTATTAAATATCGCGGCCTTGAAATGGAATCGAAAGAAGGCATCAACGTTGTCACTGAACTTGAAGCCGAAGACATCTCGATCGACGGCATCAGCGCGCAAGCAGATCGTCGCGTCAGTATTCAAAAAATTACGATCAATGTCGTTCCGAGCGGAAAATGGATTAATCCAGATCGCTTGTTTCCTTACCTCAATATGCCTGCCGGACGTTTTGTCCTGCCTGTTTTGCGTGCGAGCGTCAATGCAACGACTGACGTTATCACCTCGGCCAAACACGGATTTTACACTGGCGATCGTGTAATGCTTGGCGTTCGCGCCGGAGGCACGCTTCCGACATCTTCACCGCAAGTCAACACAACCGATTGGTATTATGTTAGCGTTCTGACTGCCGACACTTACAAATTGCACGCGACTCGCGCAGCGGCCCTCGCTGGCACGGGAGCAATTAATTTTAGTGCTGCCGGAACAGATGTTATGATCATCGCTCAATATGATCTTGAGGTCATTGGAGAGGATGGCGATCGCATTACGTTCCACGCTGCTGCTGTTACGACTCAACCGAATTTGATTCTTTCGCGCATGGAGACTCCGTTCGATGAGGTTGAATTTACGGCTTATCTTCGCAACGGCAAACGCACGACTGACACTGATTCTTTTTATACAATCGATAGTCCAGGCTTTACGGGTTGGACGGCTAACGTCACAGACATTCCGACCAATTCGCCTTTTGTCGCTTGGGCCAATCAATTGATTGTTGCTGCAATCACTAACAACAACGAACACGTCCAAACCGCAACCAATCACGGATTGGTCGATGGAGACGTTGTTTATGTGGGCAGCACGGGTTCATTGCCAGCAGCAACACCTACGCTCAATCCAGACACGGCTTATTATGTCCATGCAGTCGATGCCGACGAATTGACGTTGCATCTCACAAGCGCAGACGCGATTGCTGGCACGAATCCAATCAATTTCACTGGCACGTTGTCCGGCACGATGTTCCTCACTGTGGACAATCCTCCTTATACTTTGATGGAGACGCTTGAAGGCGTTGAAATTGAAAGCGAAGCCGAGATTGAAGACAAAATTACAGACCGCGATGGCGTGGTCAATGGACGTTTTGCTTCTTGCACGATGCAAGCGACCTTTGCTCCGTTGTCACTCGATGCTGGCAACGTGATGAACATGCTTCGCCTTCAAGGCGCCGGAGCCGAGATTGGTCGCAGCATGGCCTCTAATTCGCGTCCGTTGAACATTTTCAGCAATGGCGTTTTCATTCGGATCAATGGCGCAAGCCCGTTGTCGAGCGAGATTTCGTGGAACATGATCGATGACCGCGCCAAAGAACTTGTCATGGTCAACACTCGCAGCGTGGTCAATGGCACGTTGCAAGATGTCGGATTTGTTGGCACAACTATTCCTTCTTGATGCAATGCCAATTTGGAAGCGTCTGGCTAACTGGGCTTCCTTGGCAAGAGAGTGTCACGGAGGCTGAATGGTCATTTAATTCCGAGACGGAAGTCGTTCCGTTAATCGGCGCGACCGAGCCGTTGCTACGCAGTTTCGGCAACGGACGCGATACTCTTACATTTGCAGTCAGTCGGCAATTCAGCACCGAAGTTGACGCTCTGCAATATGCAATCGATCGGCCTTGGGAATTGCCATTGAAAAGCACGCTTGTTTTGACTGAAGGCGCGTTGACTCGCACATATGCCAATGCCTTGCTTATGAGTCACAATCGGCGTAGATACGGATTATCCGTGAACGATGAATACGAATTTATAGTTGGCGATCCATCTTGAGCATATGCCTAACATTAAGATTACCGATTTGCCAGCGGCAGTTAATACAACTGGCGCGGACGTTTTGCCGATTGTTCAGAACGACACGACGAAAAAAGCCTCGCTTTCGTTATTGCCGATAGGCGCTGCCACTCAAAATGCGCTTGATGCAAAATTGAATTCATCGCTCCTCGGGGCGTCCAATGGCATCGCTACATTAGATTCTGGCGGCAAATTAACATCGGGGCAAATACCAGATATCGCCATCAGCGAATATCTTGGGGCGGCAGCTAATCAAAGCGCAATGCTTGCGCTCGTCGGTCAGCGTGGCGATTGGTGTTCGCGAACGGATCTTGGCACGAATTGGGTAATCACTGGACTCAATCCGGCGCAAATTAATGATTGGACGCAACTTTCTTATCCGGCATCGCCCGTTGTCAGTGTTAATACAAAAGTCGGAGCCGTTGTCCTCGATAAATCAGACGTTGGACTCGGCAATGTTGAAAATACTTCGGACGCAAACAAGCCGATTAGTAACGCAACGCAAACAGCGTTAGACGCAAAAGCATCCGCAAGCGCATTGTCGGCTCATACGTCCGACACAAACAATCCGCACGCAACGACGAAAACTCAAATTGGTCTTGGCAACGTCGATAACACAAGCGATGCCAACAAACCAATTAGCAGCGCAACGCAGACTGCTCTGAACGCGAAAGAAAATACAATTACGGCTGGCACTACGGGTCAGTATTATCGTGGCGACAAAACGTTTCAAACTTTGGACAAGGCGGCAATTGGCCTTTCCAACGTGGATAATACAAGTGACATAAACAAACCGATCAGCACGGCGACTCAAACAGAATTAAACAAACGCTTTTTCTGTGATCCATTCTACTTCTTTGCAAATCCGACTGGATCTGGAAACATCACTTATACACTCACAAGCCAACGCTATCAGATTGCAAATATAAATTGCTCGGGAAAAACCAACGGCGTTGTTACTATTATTGTTCCGAATACGGGAAATAACAACGGCGATGTTATTCGCTTTTCTTCCAATTCATTGAACACATTCGCTGTTGGCGTCTCTATTGCCATTGGATATATGAGTGGGCCGACTTTCATCACGATCGGCATAATCAATGGCATTGGCCCAACGCCATACGAACAACGATGGGAATGGCAAGGAATCGAATGGAAGAAAACAGCCGATTCAATTTTTGGAGCGGACACACCTCCTTTGGACGATAACGATACTGCTGCTCAAACTGGCATTTCGCCAAAATTTGCTCGCGCCGATCATCAACATTTAGCGCCTCCCGTTGCAACTCCAAGCGTGAAGGGTCTTATGTCAGCAGTTGACAAGGCTTTTCTCGATTCCGTTCCGGCACAATTGCAACAGCGAGTCCGTTACTTAAATCCAACAACGACAGTTGACGAATTTCATAATGGCGAAGATTCCGTTTGGGTCGCTACGTCATATAGCGCAACGGATTATGTCGTGCTGCGCGATGATACAGTCTTGCTTGGCTCGCGTTTGATTTTCAATGCGACGAATCAGACAATTTTTATAAAAACAAACGGCTCTCCGCAAAAATCGAGCCTTGCGATCCCTCCGCTATGTGCTGCGACAATCACCTACAATGCCATCAATGTGAGCACAGTTGGTGCGCGCATAAATCACGCAAACATTAATTATACAGGCAGCACCACGCTTCCGAACGCAACGAGCAGCAATTCCGGCTTAATGACGAGCTCGGATTTCAATAAATTAAGTTCGATCGTCACTCCGTTCCCAACTTTCCCGAATACAATTGTGCAATCGTCGAGATTGCCGACGAGCACATGTTTCATCGGAAACAGCACCGCATTTGGCGCGCAAATGAGCGTTGCTGATCGTCATATGATTTTGATTCCGGCAATCTTTCCGAAGGCAAGTATCGGCATTAATTATTATGCGTTCCGGCTTGGCAGCACGCCATTGGTCGCGGCTGGCAACATTCGATGCGGTTTATACAATACGGGGCCAGATGGGTTGCCGCAAAATTTGCTTCATTGGCATCAACAGCCGCTTGATCCGTTGATCAACGCTGCCAACTCGGACGTTTATACTGGCGCAAATTTCGGAGGCATTGGAGGCGGTTACACTGTCAATGGCGTTGGCATACATTGGATTGCTTTTTTTAATTGCTCCGGCAACACAATCAATCTCGCGACAGGCACGCCTTCGTCTGCTTGGTTAATGAACGCAGTCATCGGAGCAAATAATATACTCACTGGAAGCAATCCCGAGGCCCTTACGACTTTTGTTCTCGTCGCGGATGGCATTGTCATGCCATCGAGTTTATTTAGCCGACAATTTCAACATAGTATTTCAACGGCAAGCAGTACGACCATCCGTTATCGCGTGACTGCTCCGGCGTTGTTTGCTCAATACAACGTGACATGAATTTTCTGATCGATCACTTCGGCAAAGCGCGTGTCTATGGCACTTGCTTTGTCATGCTTGCGGTTGGAAATACGGCATGGTGCGCTCGCACCTTTGCGCATAACGACCATGAAATGTCGGGCAGCATTAGCTTGTTGAGCAATGCCAATTCGTCCACCAACCTAAACGCCCGAAAGGGTAGTGGTTGGCGCGATGAGGCGTTGCAATGCAATAACGATGCTGGCGACAAGACATGTCTGTGCTGCTGCGCATTGAGTGCGAGCATGGTCTTCGGACAACAAGGATGGCGTCCTTTGCATCGTGATCCAAACGTGCCGCCTCCTTCGGGAGGTGTTGTGATCGATCAGTCTTTTTTATGAGCAATCCGGCTGAATTACTAAACATTGCAAAGCATATAGCTGCAACATTGCCGAAATCGGTTTGGTCTACAACGACTCCGGCAACGTTGTTTCGTATTGCAAACAATCGCGCTGAATACGTTCCGAACGATTATACACCTCAACAAGGCGATCTTGTTTTTCTTTACAAGAACGACGATGGATATATTTCGATTTTGCAAACGTATCCACCCAAAGAAATACAATGAGCCCTCCGGCTAATAATATGGCGATCTCTGAAAAAAATCGTTCTTTTGTCTCAAGCGAAATCATCGCTGGGGTTGCGCTTATTGTGACGATTTTTGGATCGGCCCAAGGTTGGCTTATATTGCCAGAGAAAGTGCGCGCTCAAGCGGAGCGCACAGATCGACTTGAATCTAAAGTCACTTCCATCGAAACGCTTGCTTCTGAACGCGCAGAGACCCTTGCCCGTATTGATGAACGGACAAAACGCATCGAAGCCGTTGTTTCACAAGAAGCCAGCATCCGATGAAAGAGTTACTTATAAAAATCAAAGCCCTGTTTGAGGGCAGCGGCACGGATCAAGCCGCGCAAGGGCTGGACAAAGTTGCGCAGGCTGCCGAACAGGCGCAGCAGGCTACCAGTGAAATCGGCAGCAATGCCGGAACAGCTGCCACGGGATTGAATAGCCTTGGCACGGCTGCTGGCTCGGCTGGCACGCAAACAACGGGGCTATCTGGCGGGCTGATGGACGGCAATGCCAAGGCTGGCATTTTTGCTGGTGGCGTGGCCGCGCTTGGCACGGCTGTCATAAATTTTGCAAGCCAAGCAATATCAATGGCCGTCGATGCCCTCAAGAACCTCGTTATGGGTTTTGCCGAAGGCATAATGAAGGCGGCTGATTTTGCTGGCAAAATGACCGATCTCGCTGCGCGAACAGGCGCGCCGATTGAATCATTGGTTGTATTGCAAAAGGCATTTGAGAACGCCGGAATGAGTGCCGATTCAGTCGGCCCCATGATCAATCGTCTGCAAAAGGCGTTGGCCGGAGTTAATGAAAACGGCGAACCGACAGCTGGCGTTTTTCAGCGGCTTGGATTGAGTGTTCAGCAATTGCAAAGCCTCACGCCGGATCAGCAATTCAACGCGATCGCTCAAGCAATAGCCCAATTGCCCAACCCAACGCAGCAAGCGGCTGCGGCCATGGAAATATTCGGACGCAGCGGCGGTCAGATGCTTGCATTGCTCAAAGACGGCCAAGCGTTCACCACGGCTGCTCAACAAGTTGGTTCCCTCGGAGAAAATACAGCCAAAGCTGCGGCCTCGCTCGACACGTTCAGCGATGCAATGGGTTCGCTCGATGATAAAAAGATGGGCTTTTTCATGGGTGCGGCTGCTCAATTTGCGACTGACCTTGAACGAGCCGGAGTTGCAATCAACGGAATTGACCTCGGGCCGCTTGGCGAACAAGTCGGCCTTGTTGTTCGCGGAGCGATTGAAGTCGGCAAAACTATTGCTGAATGGGCTGGATATATAAAGAGTTTCACGGATGCCATTGGCATGACGGGGCCTCTGATCGAGGGTCTCAAAGCCGGATTGCAGCAAGTTTTCGATCCGCTCGGGATCACTACATTTCTCGGATATCTTAAACAAGTTGGGACTGACGCTGTTGCTGCCGAGCAAGGTATGCAAGGCGTCAAAACGACAACGGATGGAGTCGGAACGTCCGCTCAAACAGCAGCGCAATTTATCGAACAAGCGCGCATGGCCGCGCAAGGCCTCACGACTGACGGCACGCAAGCAATTAACAATGCGGCAAATCAAGGCACGCAGACGATTAATAATGCCGGAACGACTGCGCAAACTGGCATCCAACAAAAGACGCAAGAGGGAACACAGCAAATACAATTAACTGCCGAACAAATTCAGCAGGCAGCTAATCAATTAGCCACGGCTTTTCAATCCGGCATGGGGCAAGACATAAGTCCTGCATTACAAGCCCTCGTCACAAGCGTTCAAACGTCTTATCAGCAAATTGGAACGCAGATACAGACAACGGCAACGCAATTACAAACAGCCTTAGCTCCCGAAATGGTTTCGGTTCCATTGCAGACGTTAGCTCAAACGCTCACGACTTTTACGACAATGCTGCAAACGCAATTGCAGACTTTGACTACAGCCGTGCAAACAATGCAGACAACGATCGAGCCTCAAATCACGGCCTTAAATGCAAGCTTGACCACAAGCCTGCCGTTGATTTCGCAAAACGTTACAACGCTCAACACTACAATTACCTCCGCGAATTTGCCAGCGATCGGCACGAACCTACAACAGGTCAGCACGAATTTTCAAACATTCGGAACGCAAGTGCAGACCGGAATTCAGCAATTACAAACGAGCACGCAACAAGTCGGCCAATCCATAACTCAAGGTTTTCAACAAGCCGCGCAATCCCAACAACAAATGGCCCAAAGCGTTCAGCAAGGCGTTCAATCGATGGCGCAAGCCGTTTCGCAAGGCGCGCAACAAATCTCCGGCGCAGTTAGCTCCGGCTTGAGCGGAATCGGATCAGCGATTAGTGCTGCCGTTGCTAATATATGGAACGCGATTAAAATGCTGCAACAAGCCGTTGCTGCTCTTGCAGCGCGTGGGTAATTATGAATTTACAACTCGTCATTGGTTCAAATCCGGCTGCATCTTTTGCCTCACTTGGAATCAAAGGCGCTAAACTCGTCGAAGAATATGATGGCACGATGCATCTGACTTTAGAGTGTGCCGGAAACATATCTGATCCTTACATAATTGCGCCGTTCCAAAGGTGCGTGTTGATCGTTGATGGGACTATTCGTTTTGTTGGTTGGATGGACGAAGCCCCGCGCAAGGCAACGGCAAGCACGGAGGATATCCAATATAAACTCAACGGGCCTATGCGTTGGCTTGCACGCACAATTTTTGTTCAGAATTTCGGCGGCATTGTGATGATTGCTGGCCGCGCCAATCAAGCAGCGCAACAAGCCGTCTTGTCATGGCGACAGGCTTTGACCGATGTTCTGAACGATGGCGGGATGAACGCCTATTTCAATTATAACAACGCAACGTGGCCATCCACATATAACATTCCTTCGCGTCCGCGCAGCGACATCACTTGTTATGATGCATTGAAAACGTTGATGTCTTATAGTCCGATGACTTATTTTCGTTGGACGTGGGGCGCGACAGCATCATCTTTGCCGACATTATTTGTTGGCGATGTTAATGATGCAGTTGATCGAACGCTGAACGCATCCACAATTAATTTGAGCGAAGCTTCGATCAATCCTCGTTACGATTTACTTGTCAGCACAATTCGCATTAATTACATGCGCGACAATTTGCTTTCAGCGACGCAAAACAGTTCGATTACAACAGACGCCGATACGTTGGGTGCTGCACGAACGGAAAGTTATACGTTCGACACTTCGGCAATTTTGAATGTTCCGACTGCTGGCCTCGCCAATGCTATTAAACGTTTTCGCGGACGCTTGCACGTTGACGGCTCGGCTACGCGAGAGGGCATTGATTGGAGCGATGAAGTTGGACAGACGTGGGGTTTTGCTGGCACAAAATTTCAACAACTCGCAACGATGCGCACGATCCTAAACACAGTTGAGCGTGATTTATTTCGGCAACGCACACAATTGTCTTTTGGAGTGATGCCTTCGCAAAACATTTACGAAGTGTATAATCGCAGCGATTTTGATCGTGGCAACGTGACTCCAATATCTATGCCAAGTTACACGGGTTCGTCGGCAACCGCGCCTTATACGCCTTCTAATGGGTTCAACTCCATACCAACTCAAGGCACAGTTGACATTACTCCATCTCAATTGTCATTTGGTCAAGCCGCTCGCTTTCGCGAAATTCAACGTTGCGATGGTTTGAAAGCCAAAGTAATGATGACCGATTGGTATCCATAATTTTTATGTCTCTCGCGTGCGTAGATTGGACAAACGTAGGCCAGCCCCCCGTGTGCTGCGTTGAGCCTTGCGATATAACTTGGCCGACCAATCCCAACATGCAAGGGCCGGGTTTTAGCAGCACAAATATTTCCGCTCGTCGCTTGCCAGCTAACGACAACGCGACTCAAAATCCGCGCATTTTCAATTATTGTCATTGCAATCAATTAGACCCCAACGCGCCGAATGATTTTTATAAATGGACAGTCAAATTACCAGGAGCCAATTTCAATCCTGTCATCTGGGAAATTATTAGCTATTCGACGCCTGACGGGTTCACAGAGTTTATCAATAAAACCATCAACCTCGGAACGGGCGGCAACGGGCTTGTCCAATTACGAAATGGCACACGGGGACAAATTTTCAGCGGCCCCGTGACATGGAATGCGTCGAGCACAACTCTGGGCGGCACTTCCGGCTCAATTACTGGCGGCATGAAAATGTATTGCGGCATCAATACAAAGCTCTGCACAAATTGCACAAACGAATTTGGTCAAACAAACACGAACGTCTATTACATCTACTGCAGCAATCTTACAAAAACGCCAAGCGATCCATATTATGCTCCGTTTTTTTGGGTCATGGATTGTGGTGCGTTCGTCATACGTTTCTCGGCAATACCTTCGGCGCCTTATACAATAGTCCAAACGGGAACTGCTCCTGCCGGAAGTGGCGCTACGAGTTGGCAAGGCTCTGGTCTTCAGCATTACAGCGCATGGAATCGCAACTTATGCCCGAATCCATCGCAAGGCAGCACTCTATGTATGAGCGCAACGCGAGCGGAGATACATTGGAAAGGCCCAATTAATTACAACACGTCTCAATATTACGGATGGAATTCTCGTTTCAAAACGTTAATAAGTCATCGCTTACTACTTGATCCGCGAACGGCTTTGGAGCTTTCTATGGGTGCATTTGGCGAACAGATGGGCAGCTACACTAAACAAGATTGGGATCGAGTCATTCCGTCTTTCCCACCTCCGTGACATATGGAGCAACCTCAATACATTTCATTCAACATACAAGATTTGGAAGAGCGCGCAAAGCGCATGCCAATCTCGTTTCTCGACGATTACAAATCGGTTGCTATCGGCATGGAGTTTGGTGCCTACGTTTTATATGCCGAGGATGCTGATCGTCTTGCCGCAAAATATAAAGGGTATGCCGTCAGCTCGACATATGAAGAAAGGCGACAAAACCCAGACGCGCCTATTCATGGTTGCTGCGATCGCGCAGACCAATATTAAGGCAATCCGATATATTTGTGCGATTGGACAGACAATCGCCAATTGCGTTGCGTGCATATATCGACGCACACGCTCGTTGCTTTGTCTGATTGACTCAACGGCTGAAGCCATACGTTGCATTGTTTCGGCGTCTTCGCGAGCAATTGATCAAGAGCCTCGATGTCTTTGTATTTCCCGACAGGATATTTCACTTCGTCGGCTCGATTGATTGATTCTAATAATACGCTCCTACCGCCTGGCATATCGATTTTTGGCGAGACAGTTACAAACACGGCAGACGGCACATTTATTTCAAACGTTCCGCTTGTCTCTAATTGCACGGAGAACACGCCTAAAGCCTGTTCGCAGAAAGAGAATATGTTTTGTGCGCACGGCTCGCCTCCAGTCAGGACTATATGTCTTGCGGCAAAACGATGTCTGATTTCGTTTAACAAGGCAGTTTCGTCCCACCATATGCCTCCGGCTTGTTCGTTGCGCCGAAAGACCGCAAATGGATCGCTTTCTTCGGCTTGATTAGAATCCCAAGTATATTTCGTGTCGCACCACGGACATCCGACAGGACAACCTTGCAAACGAACAAACACGCTTGGTTTGCCAGTATGCGTCCCTTCGCCTTGGATCGTTTGGAAGATTTCACTGATCAATAACATATGACACCTCCGCGCTGCATTTTCTTGTCTCGTCGATACGGACCTTGGACAGAGTGACCGAGGTTCCGTGTAAAAGTGATGGGCCTACGATCGCAATCAGATGTTCGGCCATGTTTTCTGCTGTCGGATTAAATGGCACTTCAACAACGCTATTGTCGAGCATTTGTAATTGTTCAAGCATTGGGTCGGCTTCCCATATAAGCATCCGATGATCCCAATGCCGTTCAAGCCATTCGCACAATACGGCTTTGATAATTCCGAAATCTATAATTCGTCCGATGACATCTCTCTGAGGCGCTTCGCAAGTGAAGTGCACGCGATAGTTGTGTCCGTGCAAAAATCGACATTTGCCTTCATGTCCCACGACTCGATGTCCGCACGATATGTCATGGTAGCGAGTTACTGAAATGTTCATTTGAATTGCTGCCCTCCGATAAAAGTTAAGAATTCACCACGCGCCGCCATGTTCTCTCGGAACGTGCCGCGCATTACGCTGGTGACCATTTCCGTGTCTTTGTCCTTAACGCCTCGCCATGTCATGCAAGTATGATTCGCTTTGACAACGACTCCGAGGCCTTTTGGCTTGAGCAGCAATTCGATTTCGTCGGCAAGTTGAATTGTCGCCTCCTCTTGAATTTGTGGGCGCCCCATTACCCATTGAGCTAATCGATTGAATTTGCTCAAGCCCATTACCTTCCGGCTTGGGATTAAACCGATCCAGACGTTGCCTATCACTGGCAAAAAATGATGACTGCACAGACTGCGAATTGCGATCGGGCCGACTGTATAAAGCTGATCGAGGTTTAGCGCGTTCGGGAAGCATGTCATGCGCGGCTTGTTTTGAAATCGTCCACCGCAAGCATCGCGGACTAACAAACGAGCAACGCGCTTGGCCGTGCCTTTTGTATTGTGATCGGTCTTGGTATCGATCCGCAGCAAGTTAAGGATTTCAGAGTATTTCTGCGCAATCTTGGCCTCTATCACCGCCTGTTCGTTTTTCGACAAGGGCAAGACTTGATTGGCATAACAATTTAAGCCAGTTGACTTCATTGTTGGTTCTGATAGGGAACTGAAGCATGGAAAGCAAATCAAAATTAACAACAGACGAAAAGGCTGAAGTCATCGAAACAACGAAGCTAATCCCCGACCCGCGAAATGCTAAAAAGCACGACGAGGCGCAGATTGCGCAAATTGCCGGAAGCATCCGCGAGTTTGGTTTTGCTGCTCCTATAATCATAGACGAGAGCAACAACATTCTGGCCGGACACGGACGATGGATGGCGGCTCAGAAGTTAGAATTGCCGAACGTGCCTTGCCGCCGCTTGGCCGGATTGTCCAAGGCGCAAAAGCGCGCATTTGTCATTGCCGACAATAAATTGACGCTGAATAGCGGCTTTGACGAGGAAATGCTCAAGGTTGAATTTGAAGATCTGCCGTCCGAATTGCTCGCGCTGACGGGTTTTTCTGAAGATGAAGTTAAGCTCTGCCTCGACGGCTGGAACAGTGACATCGAAACGCCATACGCAGACCCAACGCATACGATCCTCAAGGTGCGCGTTGCGAACGAAATTGCCGACGAGGCCAAGGCCCACATTACAAAGGCAATGGACGCAAGCGACTTGGATTACGAATGGAAGGAATGACGTTTGCAGAAGCGTTCTGGAACGCCGGAGCGTTCTATCGAAAATGTTCTGCTGACTTCAAGCGTTCCACAAAAGTGTTCTGCAAGCAGAAATCGTTCTATCAAAAATGTTCTACTGAATTTTGGTGTTCCATCGAAACGTTCTGCCCACAAAAAGCGTTCCATGCAAAATGATCTACCAGAACATCAGCGTTCCAAGTGCAATGTTCTCGTAGCGTATCCGTATCTTAATGCCTCGTTGATGCGCGGCCTCGTCGATTACAAAGACGAAATCTCATTTATCTTGGACAGCGGCGCGTTCAGCGCATGGAAATCCGGCAAGAACGTGACCCTCGATGGTTATTGCAAATTCGTCGAGTCCTTGCCGTTCGCGCCTTTGTTTTATTTCACGCTCGACGTTATTGGCGATCCGATTGCCACGATGCGCAATTACCATGAGATGCGACGACGAGGGTTCTCTCCTGTGCCTGTTTTTACGCCTGGAGCCCCGATCGAACACCTTGAGGAGTATTACGAAACGAGCGAGATATTAGGTTGCGGAGGTCTGACAAACAAAGTCGGGCAAGAGTCGTTGCAATATCTTCAGCGCATTGTGCGTGCCAGCAAAGGACGCAAAATGCATTTGCTCGGTTATACCAAGCCGCAATTGGTCAAGCATTTCAAACCCTTCTCTTGTGATTCTTCGTCTTGGTGCCGTGCGCAACGATACGGCCATATGGACGTTTATCTTGGGCGCGGAGAATACGGACAATGGAATCGGCCAAGCGCAAAGCATGCTCCGAAGCCTGCGATCGTGCAGGCATTGCGCCGGATGGGTTTTGATGTTGCGCCGCTCATGTCCGAACATCATTGGCGAAAATCCGGCATGACTCAGACCGTCAGCACGCGCAGTTGGTGTTATTACATGCGAGACGCCGAACGTGCTATCCGCACCAAAATTTTTCTTGCTGTCGGCAATCTCGGACACCTCAACGAGATTATGTCTCAATGGAGATTCATACATGCACGCAGTGACGCATAGCGCAACAAGCATCCCGTTTCTAATGCTTGGTATGCCGGAGGCAGCGATCGGATGCGTTTTGCCAGACATTGCGTGGGTTCCGCATGAGATTAGGTATCGATTGTCTAAGCATCGCAATTTTTCGGAATACGAACAGCAGCGGCTTAATTGGCTGAACGTGTTACCGTATCGAATCACGCATAGCATGGGCTTTATTGCAGTCTGCTATCTTGTCTCGCCATACCTTGCGCTCGGATGCTTGTTGCACATTGCACTTGATTTGCCGACTCATCGCGGCTTTATGCAGCAGATGCCGTTGTTTCCTTTGCCGTGGCGATGGCCTTGGCTAATTAAATGCAAATCATATGACCACAAAACGAACGACCACTGACATTGTTTTATTCAGCGGAGGGCATGAAAGCACGCTATGCGCTATTCTCGCTCACGAAAAACAAATCAACGCTGTGCTTTGCTTTGTCGAATACGGTCAACCATACCTTCAGCAGGAACGCAACGCCTGCCAATACGTCAGCGAAGCGTTGAGCATGCCATTGCTTGTTCGGCAGACCGCATCAATGAAATGCGACAACGGAGTTTTTGCTGATCGCAACGAGACATTCCTTCGCATTGCCGCCGAGGTAGCAGACGGAGACATTTGGTTCGGGGCTCGCGGCCTTTTCAATTGCTTCGATACTTACGGAGACAGCAATCGTCAGTTTGCCGACAGCATGGAAAAGCAAATCAATCGGCGCATCGTGACTCCGTTGCTCATGTGGCCCAAGCCGCTGATCAAACACAGAATCCGGCGCAGCGGTTTGGACATGTCTCGTCTGTTTTCCTCGCATGGGTTCAGCTATGACAAACCCGCTCCGTTGCCGCATCGTCGCGGTAATTCGACGCACCCATAGCCGACAATATGATGAGGCGTTCTCACATTTGAAATGCCCCACAATTGCGCGAGGCTGACCTACGGAGCACTTTTCCGGCCCTCTGTCACGATCACGCGAAAACGGCCCCAAAGCGCTGTATGGGTCAAAATTGAGCCGAAAATGAGGCCTCCGGCGTTTTCATGTGATCCCGCCCTGCCTCGACGTTGACCCATGCGGGGCGAACGGGGGCGGGGCGGGATTGAGGTCGGGATCAAGGCCTCGACGCGCCACAGGCGCGCTCAGAACGGAATCTTGTCCTCGACTTCCGGCGCAGCCGCCGATGGCTGGTTTGCGGATTGATTTCGGAACGCATCGACTTCCGAGGCCGGAGTGCGAGACAGACTGATGTAGCTCTGCCCATTCTTGTCCTCCTTGATCCAACCGCTCAATCGATCCTCCTTGCCATCAATCGTGAGCTTGCCTTGCCAATCCGGCTGATTCCCTTGCTTGCGCTTGTTCGGAAACAGCACGCCTTTGTTGTTGTATTGTGTCTGCATAAAATTATTGCCGCCGCTTGAAGCGAAACAGGTGCGGGTGCTTTTCAATCCATGCGATGATTTCGCCGGAATTCGGAACATCGTTTGCCGTGATCGCGTTGTCGCTGATCAGAAAGCATTGATCTTGGAGGATGTTCATCGCCGTTGCTTCGTCATCGGCAAGCGTGTGCTCGATATACAAGCTCAACGATGTTCGGCGCGATGTCATGGTAGAAAAATGGCCCAGAAGGGCGAACCCCTCTGGGCCATGGTCTTGTCAGCTTTCGATTATTGCGTCAAGCGCCTTGATGCGCTCACGGATCGCCTCAATCTCGGCTTTTGCTTCGGGCTTAAGCACAAGCGCAAATGAATCCTTGCTTTGCGTCTTGTTGCCCCAATTGCTTTTGATCGTGTCGATCTTTTTGAGCAATGCCGATTTCTTCTCCTTGGCTTCCCACACGCTCACACGCTCCGGCGTGCTTGCTTGCGTCTTGCCATTGATCGCCATCGGCTTGTCGATCCGATTGAGCCACGCGACGAGGCGCTTGCGCGTTGTTTGCTTGCGATGCGTATCGCACCACCGCGCAAACTTCGCGGCTTCGCGCCGAACGTCGATGCCCTCATAGGCGGGGTCATTGATTAACTCAACAATGTATGCCTCGTCTGTGAGTTGCGGCTTTCCTCGGCGGGTTTGTTTCGGCTTCGGTTGCTGGCTTTGCTCGACTTGATCGAGCACAAGCAACAATTCCTTTTCCGTTCCATTCCCTTTCCCTTTCCCTTTCCCTTGAAGCTCAGCTTCAAGCTCTGCTTCAAGCACAGCTTCGCGTTGTGCCTTGCCACGGGCTTTGCCGCCCTTGCTCCCCGCTTTGCGCTTGGCGCGCAATTCGGCCTCCTTTTCAAGCGGATAAAACGCAACAAGTAAATCATCCCCGTCCCAAGCATAGAGCTTGGACTTGAGGCTGACTTCGCCGTGCGTAATGCCGCACGCTTGTTGCCATGTTCGATCCTTCCACTTGATGCATCCGACGATGCGCCCTCCGTTTTCTTGATCCGCGCAATAGCCCAAGAGAGACAACCACGTTGCCCTCTCGATTGGCTCCGCGCCGATAAACTTCGGACTGCGCAATGTAGCAATCTCGATATTAAGCCACTTCATGTGAGATATGCTTGGCAAGACTGATCGTCATGCTTGGACGTGGGCCTCGATATTTGCTCACGCGCAACTGAAAGACTTGTGAATCGTCTTCGATCCATTTCGCCTCCACCATTGCGTCGAGAACCAATTTGATGAGGTTGTCCACGTCCGGCCTCTCCGTATGCGGCTTGATTCCGTCACGAACTTTGTCTTTGTCGCGGAATGACCAAATGTAAGTCACTTCGACAATGCATGGGCTTGTGATGGGGATGATGGGCGCACGGGTGAGCATGTGCTCGATCAGACGTTGCTGAACATCTTTGATTTTCTTCTTCGTGTAGAAAAACGGCTTGCCCTTCGCAATGAAGACGCCTTTTTGCTGCGCCGTCACGCGAGGAGGTTCGCCGTTAATCCTCAACTCAATCATATCGACATGACGCGATAGACTCGCGTGGGCCGTGCATGACTTTTGTTGTCTTTAGGCGAGCGCCATTCTCCGGTCTCGCACAGCATGCCTTTGCGCTTCATGTGAAGCGTAAGCGCGCCCCATGCGTTCGGATGATGAGCGAAAATGCCGTGGGCTTCGCATGTGTTGCGAAAATCCTCGGCAATGCCTTCTGAATCGGCGTGCGTCCGAATGATCAACGCAATCGCTTTGTCTCGCCAATCGTCTCCGGCACGATCGAGGACACGTTGCGCGCCCTCGTCGCGTAGCGATGCGCCGGAAGGTTCCGGCGTTGCGCTTGGAGCCATTAACAACAGGCGATCCATGACTTCGTTATGCACGGACATGATTTGCTGATGCGTTCGCGTCATATCGCGAGCGAATTCAAACAGATCGCATGTCATAGTAAGCCCTCCACTTGTTTGCGGATATACATGGGCAAACCGACAACACGAATGTCGGGAGGAAAAGACGGCCATTCGTCTTTCTCCAAACAATCCCGCACCATGCCAATGTCGCGTTGATACTCCATGCGGCCCAAACGAACCGCATCCTCGTCGAGCGTATAAACAGCGACAGCATACGGCGGCTCTTTCTCGACAACGACAAACACGAAATCGCGTTTCTCGATGCCAAGCAGATTGCAGATGTCGAGGTAATACGCCGCTTGAACGTGATACCGGAACTTGCCGATCGATTTCTCGAACTCTTGAGCATCAGCACATGCCGATGTCTTGAGGTCGGGGATCGTCGAACCCTCAACCAATGCGTCGAGGCGCGCCTTGCGCACCATGCCATTGCTGTCCTCGGCAAACAGACATTGCTCCGTTTGCGCGTCTTTGAAGATGCGCTTGGCAACGGGATGCGACCAAACCGCATCAACAATGCTGCTTATCGTTGTCGCCTCATCATGCGTGAGGATTGTCTTCGTCGCGTTTTCATCGCGCCATGCCTTGCCTTCCTTGCTGCGGAAGTCGAGGCCTTCGGGGCGCGTGATGAATTCGCTCATCGTATCCGGCTCCAAGACGGCACGATGAACCAATGCGCCCATTTTCATTGCTGGCGTTGTCAACGATGCAATCAACCCGTCTTTCTTGGCGCGGTAATGCGCCGGAGTGCGGGGAGGCGCGATCCAATCAAGGTCGCTTTTGCTGATTGCTTCGCTTGCGCGATATTGCTCCTCGCTCAACGTGAGGACGCCCGTCATTTTGTTTGCTTGTGTCATATTTCGTTTGTTGTTGTTTGAATGGCGCGGAGGCAAGGCCACCCCCGCGCCGATTGTGACTCAATCGTTGGGGAACGATGCCTTGAGCGTTTTGCCTTTGCTCGGATGTCTCCGAATCTTTGCGGCAAGGTTTTCCGATACCTCCCGCGCAAACTCGTCGAGAAAATCCTTCCCGACTCGTTCAAACGGGCGGCCCGTTTCGTGACTGATACGCAACGCGAGTTGCTTGACGTAGCGACGATTGATCGTGTCGCTGCTTTTGTTCCGGCGTGTTGTCATTACTTCAACTCCAACACGGATTCCTCGGCGGCTTTGTCGAAATCATCGTCTGCGACAATTTCGGCCTCGATCGTTTTCTCGTCTTGATCCGGCAAGACGATGCCTTGCGCGGCGGGACGTTCGTTTGATTTAGGCATGGGCTTGAAGTCCATGACTTCCTCCGTGATCGAGAGGCCCGACAATGCGTCTGGAAACGCATCACGCATGGCCCAACCGCGAGCGCGCATTTGCAACATCCGGCGCGGATACGATGTCCACGGGCCTTTGTTGCCCCACAACTGCGCACGTTTTGCGTCCTCGACGCTGAACGTCCGAACGCATTCCGTCTGGCCTTTGCGTTTGATCATGCAACGCGCCATCTGTTTGTCCTCATCGATTGTCTCTTCGATGTTTTCAAACGCCGGATGCGCCCTGCATACCGCAAGCGCGGCATCGCCAAACAGGCTTGGCCGTCCGTTGATATACGCAATGCCACGGAGGGCCTGCATGGGCTTGAGGCCGACTTCGGCCCCGTGTTGGATGATCATCAACGCCGCTTCCGGCGAATCAATGCCCCGTGGGGCCATCTTGCTATTAATGATCCAACGGCATAGACGCATCAATTCGTCTACTGTGGTCATCTGTATCGTGCCTCCTTCGCCAAGGGCGATGGGTGTTTTCAATGCCTCGCTTTTGGCGAGTTGACTTGCTTCATTGTTCATGCTTTTCTCCTTTTCGTTGTTTGTGAGGATATTCCTCATTGTTGTTGTGCCGCCGCGAGCATGTGTCCTCGCGGCGGCTCTTTTTTCAGAACCGGACACTGCGGTTGCTTTCGTTGCGAATGAGCCAATGCTCCCAACGACGATTCTCCGCCATGCGGCGAAGCGCGCGATTGTAGCCGATGCGATATGCAAGGGCGACGATCAATGGCAACGCTGCTGTCAGCGTTGCGATAACGACCAAGAGGTATTCACTCACAGGTATTCCCTCCTCTCTGTCATACTGTGCTGACGATAGGCCAACATGTATTCGCGGCAACGTTGCCGACAATACGCGCTCCACTTCGTATCGATGCGATCGACGTTGCGCATGTTGAACCATTTTTTGATGCCGTCGAGCAATGCCACGCTTATGTCGATCATCACGCTACGACTGTAGGTGATGCGCACTTGCTTGGCCCACGATTCTTGCTCGACCCACCAATCTGTAGGCTTCGGCAATTCGTCATCGTTGAGCACTTCCGGCTCCTCCGTTTGCGGACATCCGCAAGGCACTTGGGCAATCAAACGACCGCCGTCTATGTATTGCGTGACGTATCCGCTGTTTCTGCATGTCTCACAGAATGTGGGATCATGCGTGTCTCTGTCTTCGTCTAACTGTGTCATATGTTGTTTGTTTTTCTTGTTGTTGTTTTCGGCGCGTTACTTTGTTTCGGACGTATCGTGCGCCTCGATAACATCCCTCATCCATGCGCTGCGCGATTTGTCGCCGCGCAAGGAATCGAGTTTGTGCCAATGCGTAGGACGCAAGGCGATGCTGGCGGTGATAACGCGATCGGGACGAGGCTTGCGCCCCGCGCCTTCACGTTTGCCGCCCCGACTTGTGGGAGCGTGTTGCTCCTCGGTGTGTTCGTTTGTGCTCATATAGCATCCGAATTTTGACTGACTAAACAATGCGTAGCAAGGAATACTTGTTAACTTAATACTCCAAGCCTCGCTCGATGCGTTCGGCGCATGAGTTGCAGATTGCATACTGCCGCCGGAGGCGAACAAGCCTGCCGCAACCCTTGCACGTTTTCTCGACGCTCTCGCGTTGCACTTGGTCGTAGAACTCGCGGACATCGGGATCGTCGCAATCGTGCCAATGGCCGAAGTTGTCATCATAGAGGCTACTCATAATGAGGCCTCCCATCGTTTGAATTGTCGGACGCGCCTTGGCGTTCCTCAATACAGACATGCCATTCACCGCCGTCTGACCATCCTTGAGGAATGAATCCCTCGTCATGGTAAGCCGTTTCGATGTCCGGCAACGAGGCCATGGCGCGATGTCGCGCCGGAGCCTCTTTGCGATTGCGCGCCTCGACCACGGCTTTTGCCGCCGTCAAGTATGTCTCTGCCGCCTCCTGTGTCGGGAAACGGAGCGACCCGTCGAGCGTCCAGACGTCATACCACCAACCGCCCTCCTCTGGACCGCCGTATCGTTGCTCTTTCCGATACAACGAAACGAAACGTGCTTTCGCTTCATCGTATTCGGGTTCTGCTCGCAGCAATTCTGCAAGCTCTTCCATCATGTCATTGCTCATTGTGTTGTTGTTGTTATTGCCAACGGGCTTTGCCCGATAGCAGGATTGCTTTGCCGACTATCATTCGTCCCGCGAGGCGAGACGCTTGCATGTTGACGGGAAGGCGCATTAGCAATCCTTCCTCGTTCACAAGCAGTTGGATATGAGGATTGTGCGCTGGCACGACCATTTCGACGTAACCGCCGACAATCGCCTGTGCTTGCTCCAGCGTTGGACGTTCCTCGCGTTCATGGAACTCGATCAAATCGCGTTCCGTGTCATCGTTAAGTGCTGGCACGATCATTTGAACCACCGATTAGCGATTGACTTGCCGAACTCAATGACCGCCTTGGAATGAATTTGAGGAACGATGAATCCCTCACTCATCCAATAACGGATCAAGCACATGGACATGAGCGCGCATACCGCCTTCCGATATTCAACGGGATAGTAACTGCCCGTGCAGTAATCCCATTCCTTGCGCTCATTGTTGTATGTCAGACGTCCGCTGTATGACATGCGACTTGCTGCGTCGATGTCTTCGGCGGTAATCGATGCCTCGCGCCATTCGACTGCATTGATCAAGATGCGCGATTGATCGAGAAGCTTTGTGATTGCACGGCTTTCGCTCATGTAATTCCGAATGCCTTCGCGATCGGCGTAACTGGTAACGTAGTTTCTTGCATCAAGGCCAGGCCGACTACGCGCAAATTTGCGCAAAGCCGTTAGCATGTCGCTGCGTCTGCTGTTTGTGATTTGTGTTTTCATCATATTGCTTGAAACGACAAAACGGGACGGGCCTTTTTATGACCCGCCCCGTCTCGTCTGATTAATTAGGCTGCTTTCTCCTCCACGTTGAAATGCCGACGAATTGCGGCACACGCTGCTTGAGCGCGGAAGCCGCGACCCATGAACGATCCGACTTCAAGACCGAGGTCGGAGCATATGCATTCTTGCACAGTCAAGCCGTAGAAGGCTTGGATGCTGTCGATGATGTTGCCCTTGTTGTCGAACAACGTGGACTTGTAATCGCTCGGATCGCTCTCGATCGTGCGAATGAAACGCTTCTGCAATGCTTGCGGAAATGCGTTGAGCAATTTCGGATCGAACACGGAATGTCCGTCTCCTCCGATATGTTCAAGCAATGCAAGGATTGCTTCGCGTTGTTCGTTGTTGAATCGCGATTGATCAACTGATGCGTCGATCTTCGCCGTGTCTGTGCCGTAGTCTCCTACGAATTGCGTTGTCTTCATGTTGTTTGCTTTCGTTGTTGTTTCTGTTTCGTGTTAGGCTCCGATGCTGTTGCTCGTCACTCGACGTTCAATCACGGAGCAAATGTCCATCAAAACGCTGTTGAGCGTTTGCATCGATTCGCCGCCGCTCGCTGCGCGTTCGGCGTCTTCGACTTTTTCCTCAACTGCATTGAGGCGTTCCTCGATGTCTGTCGAATCAAACTCGTTGATTCGTTCGACTTTGTCCTTGAGGTCGGAGATGTCGTCCTCAAGGTCACTCATGTCGATTTCATCAATACGATCAGTCGCGCTCTCGATCCGATCGTCGAGGTCTTCGATTTCCTCGCGAACGATTTCGAGCACGAACTTGCGCAAGGCATCGAGCACGGGCGTCTTGGGTGTCGCAATCGACAACCACGATATGCGCTGCGCCTCCTCTAACGTTTCGCAATATACCGTCTCCTGCGTCTCGACGTTGAAGACTTTGAACATCGTCTTGACGAGATCGACGGGCGTGCCGTCTTTGTGCGTGTCGCCTTGTCGCGTCATCTGGACTTTGTATGTCGGCAGGATGCGCGAGTTTTGATTGACCATCGTGTATTCGTGTTGCTGTGTCATATTTTTTCTTTCTGATTTTGTTGTTGTTGTTGTTGTTGTTCGGAGCGTTGCTCCCTGCTCGCCCCGTCGAAACGGGACGAGTGTGGGAACTACGATTCTTTGCCGTGAACCGCCTCGATGAATTTTGAGCGATTGAAATTGCCGTTCATCTTGTCGAGCGCGTCGATGATCGAGACATATGCCTCGCGAATCGCGGCACGTTGTTCGGGGTTCTTGTTCGACTTGATTGCGTGACGCATCGCGTCTGCCAATTCAATGTACTGTTTTCGTGTCATGGGTTTGATGGGTTGAGGATTAAGCCGCCGAACGTGCATAGACGCGCTCGACAATTTCGGTGACGTATTGCATGAGCAATCCGTGCTTGCGACAAATCGCGAGCACCTTGCGCTTGCGTGCTATCGGCGTTGCGCATGCTTTGATGCTGCGAACGTGTTGAGGTTGGTTGAGCAATTCAAACATTGCATCAACTGTCATGTGAGTGCCCAAATTGTTAAGGGCCTTGCGTTGCTGTGCGTATGTCATTCTTTTCATTGTTGTGTCTTTCGTGTTGGTTGTTGCTGTTAGTAGGTGAAGCCAAAATAAACGACTGTGCTGCCCTTGAGCATGCGTCCGGCGCCTCCGGCATCGCAGACATCGAGGCAGCAATACTTCTTGCTGCTCCGATCATACTCATACTTGCGATAGACTTTGGCGTTCGGGTTCCGCTTGAGGGTGAACCAATCGCGACTCGTCAGCTTGGCGAGCGTTGTCGATTGGCAATGGTTGATGTCTTCGATGTTTGTTTTCATTGTTGTTGCTTTCGTTGTTCGTTGTTACTTCTGCGAACCCACCGAGACCACCTCGATGTCGCTCGCGAGAAATTCGTTGCCGAGGCGCGCAGCCTTGCGGAGAAATGCTTTGAACGCTTGAGACGTGTTGAACACCAACGGGAATGTCTCGACGTTGGCGAACGTGACGCGCCCAGTTGCTTGATCGATGCCGCTGACTTGTTGTCCGTTGATGACGAGGAGAAACGATTCGGAGCCTTTGCGTGCGGCGTTCGTGTTGCCCAATCCGTGGGGGCGGTAATCGCGTTTTCTGATGAGGCGTTCCCGTCGATTCATTTGCGGTGATTTTCGCTATATGTTGTATGGATGACCAACAAATTAATCAGACGTTTTCTGTAAATCGTTGATTTGGACAGTGTTAAAACCACGACTTTTTTCAAACGGGACGCGCCGAAAATCGACGATTTTTGACCTCACGCGAGAAACGATTGTTTCTCATTTTTCAAACGGGTGTTTCTTTCTAACGGGCGTTTCCATTGAAGAAACGATCGTTTGAGGCTGATTGTGTTTGATTTTTTGAACATCAAACGCTCGTTTCATTGCTCGCCATTGCTCATTGCTTGTTTTCTGTGTCATATGCGCCGAAAAGTGCTCGCTTTTTGAAACGCCGAACAACATCGAACAAGCACGAACAAGGCAAAACGCTTGACTCATTCATCTGAAGTGAGACGTTCGCCAACATGAAGACTTTGGCGCGCCTTGTCATACACGGCAACTGTGGGCAATGGGCAAACGTGATGCGAGGCGCGCTCCTCTGTTTCCTCCTTGCTTTGCCGTCCGGTTGTGCGGTAGATGCAATTCAACTCGGCTACGACATGAAAGAGCAACGCATGACGTTGACCATGCCAATCCGATCAACCAAAGGATACGCAAAATGAATTGGAAAACATCGATCACGGGAATTCTCACCGTCCTCATCTCGGCTGCAAGCATTGCGAAGTCATTGCTCGACGGTAGCTCAATCAATGATCTGCCGACACATATTGCAGCGATCACTGCGGGTCTTGGTTTGGTGTTCGCAAAGGACGCCGCCAAGTAATACGGCCAACATAGGTGAACGTGTTCGCATGGTTGCGCGGACTTTTGCAAAGGCCATCCGAACGTGGCCAGACGATCAATTCTCCGAACTCGTTGCCGCCGTCCTCAACGAGCAAGCCAAACGCTACGAAGCCAAACGCAAACAACTTGCCGGAGAAAAAATATCCCGAAACGTTCAAGCAAACGCCAAACGTCTCGCCGCGAAAAATTGAGCCGGAATTAATCGTCATTCATCATACAGACGGCTCATACGCCGGAAGCGTGGCATGGTGCCTCGATCCGGCGAGTCGCGTGTCATATCATTGCATCATTGCACGGGATGGACGCCGGACTGTGCTTGCTAAACCCACGCAACGCACATGGCACGCTGGTAAAAGTAGTTGGAAGGGCCGAAGCGACTGCAATTCATTTAGCGTTGGTGTCTCTTTTGAGGGCAACACATACACAGACCCTCTTGAGCAACCAGCGATCGATTCGTTTCTTGAATATGTCATACCAATCATGCGCGAGCACGGCATCGCTCCGACAGAAGTCACAGATCATCGAACGATTGCGCCTTCGCGCAAAGTTGACATCGAGCCTCATCAATTGGCTTCGCTTAAATGGCAAATCGAAAAAGCGTTCAAGAGGTGAAACGCATGAACGGCAAAACTCTTGAGATCGAACGCGAAGAAAACGGGTTCGCGGAAATAAACGCGCAAGCCGTGCGCGCTGCTATAATCCGATGGGAGAAGCGGCGCGGTTTGTATATTGAGAAACTTCACAATGATTTTCTGTTCGGCAAAGGCAGCAAACGGAGAAAACGAAACGATGAGTGTGAATAATGGAAGCAATGGCACGAACGGGAGCAACGGCACGAACGGAGTCCGCAAACTTCGCTTTGATTCAAAGTTTGCCGCGCTCTCCGAAGCGCAGCACGCCGAGATAATTCAATGGTGCGCGCAGGAGGGTTATCGCAAAGCCGCCGAACGAATCAAAAGCACGTTCGGTTTCTCAACAAGCATTTCGTCTCTGCAATCGTTTGCGCGTTGGCATCAACGCAAGTCGGGCCAAAATGCATTTCAAGAATTGCTGACGTTTGCGCGAGAGGACGCAGGCATAGACGATCGGCAATTGCGCCTTGAATTATTCGCGGAGATGAAACGGCGCGCCTTGATGACCAACAATTTCGATTTGTTGCTCGCTGTAATGAAAGAGGAAGGACGCGACCTCGATCGAGTCCTTGCCGAACGTCGAGTCAAAGTCATGGAGGAATCAGCCGAACATGCCAAAGACACGATCGATAGTATTCGCGCAGACGGAGGATTAACGCCCGACACGTTGCGCCGGATCGAAGAAGCGGCG